TCACAGCATTTCCTAAATTGAAATTCAAATTTTGGTCTTCGATGAAATCTATTACTTCAATCCTCCCAGTGTTGTAATGGCTTGGGTGATTTACTCTTTCTTCTTCAAATGCTGAATCGTTCATAATTTACTTATTTAAATGTTCAAATCTTAATCCCATTGCGTAGGATTGGAAATTCATTTTTGCGTGTTGAGGGTTTTTCAGGCTGTCAAAACTATCATCCTGCCACTGGAAGATGAGGTTTTTGGGCAAATCGTTGTCTATATCGTAGATTACATCTCTCGTTGTGAATAGATAGTCTCCAAAGCACAAAAGTCCCATTAAATCATCTCCTACGGCATAATCAAAGAATACCTCGTGTTTTTCCTCAAATAGTCTGATGTATTCTTTTAGAGTACTATCTAATTTGTTTCTCAGTTTCATATTCAATCATTTTATCTAATAAATTCCATATAGACTCCACCAAATATTCATCAGGCTTCACTCCCCACTCTATTAACAAACCTTTCAAGATATATTTCTCTTCTCTACTAAATAATTCATGAAAAGCATTTAATTCGTCTATGCCATCTAATGGAGACTGCCATAAAACTATCTTATCAGTATTGTCTCTTAGGACTTTTAATAGTTCTACAACAGGTCTTATTTTTATTTCATTCATAATCCTAAAACTTTTATTTGTTCCTCCGTGAGTAATTCGAAATGCTTATAAAATATATTATCTGAAGTTTTAAACGCATATTCGTTTTCTTTAACATATAGAGTTAATTTTGAAATTACTATATCACGGTCAAAAGTATTCCTGAATATACCCCATTTATAAAGACAGTCTTCAAAAGGTAATTTATCTTCTTGACAAAACCCCACTAATTGATAAGTTCTTGTTGAAAGGGTTTTAAAATTACCGCCTTTTAACACTCCATCTATACTATATTCTAATAAAGGTAAACTTTTTTGCCTGTGATGAAACTTGACTTTAATTGGATATTCATAGCAGTCTTCTTTTCTCTCTACAACTTTCCCCCAACCATAGGTAGTATCATATACCTCTTGATTTAATTTAAATTTTTGCGTTTTCATAGCTCTAAAATTTTAATCTGTTTTTCTGTTAGTGGTTCAAAGTTTGTATAATATCCTCCCGTTTCTTCACATGCGAAAGGGAAACCTTCTATATCATTTTCGTTATAATCACTCAAATGACCTATAACTGTATTTTGTATTCCAACATCTTTAATCACAGCCCAAAACTTGCCCCACTTTCCTAAATACTCTTCATAGTTTATAGGCTTTTCTTGGCTAAATCCTTGCAGAGTATACTCCGTGAAAGAAAGTGTTTTTGTCGCTAAATACTTTGTAAAGTGTTCAAGTTCTTCGCTGGAATCAAACCTTACAACGCAGACAGTGTAATTGTCATCTACTTCTTCCCAATTATCGCTGTATGTGTGCACAATCTCTCCCCAGCCTTTGAGATAGTGAAAAACTCTATCTCCTTTTTCAAATGTTTGTTTTTTCATTTCTATAAATTTCAATTAACCTTTTTAATAATTCTATTTTTGCTTCTTCATAAGTATTACTGCTAAACATTGTAACTATATCTGTGTCTGCATTTCTAATTTCACAAGAAAAGAAAATGTCATTTTCAATAAAATCCTTTGTAAGAATAATACTATGGAATAAACCTTTTTTCCTGAACCAAGCAAATACTTGCTCGTAGGTTGGAATTGGATAACTATCAGTCACTTTTTTATCCCCATATATTACACCATTAAGATGCGCTTCATGGTCATTACATTTAATTAGGAATTTGCCAAATGACAAAGGTATTTCTCCAATGACCTCTTCGTTAAAAGAAAAGAAACATGGTTTATCAAAACCTATCTCATTAAGTTCCTTCGCTATTTCTACAGGAACTAAAAATTCTTCGTGTTTTGTCATAATAATGGTTTTGCTGTTTCTATTAAATCTCTAAAATTTTCTAAAAATTCATCTCTGAGTTTTTGTGTTTTGAACGACAATAAAGTCCTCGCATTAGTACAATGAGTTTTAGTAATATCATCTCCCCAATAATATAAAATATATTTTACATAACTATCTTCCCAATCAGGTTTCCACCCATCGTTATATCTATCCCTTAACTGACATAATTGAGCAAGTGCTAAACATGCTTCTGCTTCTTCTTTTGTTGGAAAAACATTTTTGTTATTTTTATCATTTGTAGTATTATTTCCAATTTTAGCTATATCACTTAAACTACTTACAAAAAAACCATCTATAAATTCTAATTCTTCCCAACTTTTAGGTAAATCATCAACTTTTTTAAAAACTATCTTTTCAAAAGTTGATTTTTCTTTGTCAATTTCGTAGCCCTCTGGCACCTGAATTTTAAATTCTTTCGCTTCCATCTTATTTATCTTTAATGTTACTATTTAGTAAGTTACTTATTTGGCATATAAAGCCTTTATGGTGAACATACACGCTTCCTCTAACTTTGTTTGTGCGATAGAAATCAGTCTTTGTTTTTCTGCACTTGCTGGTGATGTGTTTTTGTCACCCCTTTGTTTTTCTAACATATCAATAATACCTGCCAAATCAGACCTTACATCTTCTACTAAATTTGGCTCTGTTTTTAGATTGTCAATATTACATCTTGTCTCTCCTATTGTTTTCATATTCAGTAACTTGCATTTATTTTATTTAACATGTTTCTAACAATCCATCTAACATTTTTACTTCTTATATCTCAAATTCCTAATAAACTCTTCCAGCATATCAAATTGCTTAGCATTGAGCTGAGGCATAATTTTCACGATGTTTTCCATCTTCTTCTCCCATACCTGCCTTACTAAATCATCTTCTTCGTTTTTCACAGCACTTTCATACATGCTGTTATTCATGAATATAACCGCCTTTCTTAAGTCCTCAACAAAAGGATATCCATTTAGCATCTTCATTTCTTCCAGTGCATCTACCAACTCAATCTGTAGGGCTACCGTGCAGTAGAACTGCGACATGATGGATTTTAATTTTACATGCTCCTCAATGGTAAGGCTTTCAATTCTTCTTGTTCTTACTTTCTTTTCGTATTTGGCTTCTTTTTTCAAGAGTTTTTTATGGTATTCCGTAAGGTGTTGTCCTGCTGTATTCATGCTATTCTATTGTTTTTTAGTGTGTGTTCTTTACTTGGTTTATTTACTTTTATCTCCCTTTTGAATTGCTTGTAAGGGTCTTTCGCTTTGCAACTGCACAGGAACAGCACCAGCGCTATAAGTTTTATTGTTTTCATACCTTTCTAATTTTTCGGTTAATTCCTCTATTCGGTCTTCCAGCATCTTAATATCGCTGCTCCATGCTATAATCACAATGGCGATTGATAAGATTAGAATTAAAACTATTACTATCATTTCTTGTGTTTCTTTCTTTTTTTATAATTGCTTGTTATTTCATTGAAAATCTCCTCATTCCATTCGTAAGCTTTTGCAGAGCCCAAGATAACCTCCTTTACTCGGCTTCGGTATTCCTTATCCAGCCTTGTGAAATAAGAGCCTGTTTTCTCCAAGAATTTCTGTCGCAAATCCTTCACTTTAAGGTATCCCTCTGGAACATGGATTTCATTCCCTTTGGGTGTGTGGAAGCTGTAATCTTTCGGCTTGTATGTTGATTTATCTAAATTCTCCTTTTTGGCTTTGATTACTTCCTTTTCTCGCTCCCAAGAGGGCGAATATCCCATTGGGACAAACTTTACCTTTCGGTTTAGTTCTTTGGCTTTTTCAAGTGTTTTTTTAGCCTTTGTTAATTCCTCTGTATTAGGCTTCACTATATCCGTGTTCATCTTGATTTTGTTTGTTTTTATATCTTTTTCTTTGCTCTTTTCTCTGCTCCTCATAGGCTTTTATAAGGGCGTTGATATCTTTGCTTTTAGCGACCTTTTCAATTACTTTCATTGGGTCTTTTTTGAGTTCTTCCAGTGTCATTTTTCATAAATATTCTTGGTTTAATGCTGTGTTAATCGCTGTTTTAGCTAATTCATAATCCCTGTATGCGTCAAAAGCTTTATTGGCAAGTTCTTCATCTTCAATTTTCAAAGCTAATTTTGCGGTTCCTATTTCTATATTTATCCACAATGTGATAATATATTCATCATCTCCAAGCTCTTTGGTAATCAATAGCTGTCCTTTTGGGGTGTTATGGATTATTGCAAAATCCTCGTTTTGTTTTTTCATATCTTTTAAATTTTAAATAATAATCTTTGTTTTTTTTAGAATGGAAAATTATCATCGTCTTCTTGTTCAAAAATGGATGGTGTGGCTTCCGTTTTCGGCAGCGCATATTCTTTGGGTTCTTCTTTGGTTATCCAGTTGGAATTATCCCAAATTCTCTCTGCGCCATCGTTAAAATCCGTGAGATACCTGCCGTTATTAATGTTATACCAAAAATCCCATTGTCCTGTATCTCCCAGCGTTTTGTTTATCTTGGTCTTGCTTACCAATACTGTTCCGTGAGAGAGGAATTTGCCATCATCATCTTGATTTCTTCGGATTGACATACAATAGTCAGGCATATTCCAAAAGTCGGCAGAGCCTGAAATATCGTAAGGCGTTGGCATCTTGAACTTCCCATCGCTTCCCTTTGGCAGTTTCGTAGGGTGCGCCACCAAGAACAAGAGGCTGTCGGTTTTCTTGGTAAAAGCAATCATCTTCCCAAGTGCTTTCTTGATATACAGCCTTTCATTGTCGCTGTGGTTTGCTCCCTGTTCTATCCTGTTGAAAGGGTCTATCAGGAACGCCTTACATCCTTTGGCTTTGGCTAAATATTCAAACCTTGCCAAAATATCATCTATGGTCATATCCTCGTGAGGTGCTACCCAGAAAACATTTTTGTTGAGGTATTCTTCGCCTATTTCCTTTTCCGTTTCGGAAATTACCCCCTTTTTGTATTCCTTGCCGATGAACTTTGAGAAAACTCTCGCAAAGTGCGATGGCAAAGGCATACTTTCAGGCGTGTAGTAACCAATTCCCCAATGATACAGCGCATTTAATTTTGAGTAGATAAAATCCATAAATTCAGACTTTCCGCTCCCTGGTGTTCCTGTCACCACGCCAAACCTCCCTGTCTGCCATCTTATCCTCTCATCAAGTCCCTCTACACCTATTCTCAAACCTTGTGGCAGTCCGTTTTCAAAGTAAGCATCCAAGTCACTTTGGAAATCTTCCACAGCATAGACATTGCTTAACTTTAAAAATTTGGCGCTTTCCACAGCCTTACGGACACTTTCTACTCCCTCCGCGACTAACAACTCATTTGCATCTTTAAACTGCTTAAATGATACGCTTTTGCATTTTTCTATTCCAAGTCTGCGCGTAAGGTCATTTTTGAGTTCCAAACCTTTCATGTCGTTGTCGGTCGCCAAAATGAAAGTTTCTACTTGGTTGAGGTCTTCAAGGCTGTTATCAAAGTATTCCATTCGCCCAGTAGAGGCTCCATTCGGCACACTGATAACATTTTCAAATCCCGCTTGGATTAGTGAAAGCGCATCCATTTCGCCCTCTACGATGATGATTTCCTTAAAGGTTTTCAGCACATCGTAATTGAACCAAATCAGCTCTGCACCTGAATGCAGTTTGAAATTCTTCTGCCCATCGCGATACTTCACATTGACCAGTTCGCCATTTCGGAAGTAGGGAAACACGATGCAGTTGGCTTTTTTCTCAATTTGTGGCATCCATTCCTCCTTTTCGCCAATCTTCATTCGCAGCAGTGTTTTTTGCGATATTCCTCGTTTTTCAAACCACTTTACCAGCTTTTCAGAAAGTTTGGTGTAGTTTTCCCACTTTACCTCTGGCTTGGTGTAGATTTTCTTCTCAAAAGGCACATGCTTCACAAATCTCGCCTCGCAGTGATTGCAGTAGCCGACTTCTTTTTCTGCGTTGTAGGAAAAACACTTGATGTTCTTTTTTCGCCTGTTTTTAGAACATTCAGGACAGACCGAATAGTTTTCTGCATTCCTGTTGATTTCAATTTCGTAGATGTGATTTGTCGCCAGCGACATTATCATTTCTGTCATAATCCTGCGGTTTTAAAACATCGTTATTCTCGTTCCATCTCGTGCTATATGCCCTCCTGACTGCTTGGTTTCTTTCTGCTTACTCCCGCTATTGCCATTGAAATCGTTTCTTGACCAAGTGCTTAACCTTCCTGCTGTACTCCAAGTTTTCTGCAACTGAAA